GCACAGCTCCTCTCCCCTCCGAAATTATTCGAAGGGGCGGAACGCTCCTCCGGGGGGGAATTTCACCCCCCCGATTCCAGCCCTAGTAGGGCCGGATCCAACGGCGTTTGAGCGTGACGGCGCCGTACCGTGCGGTCTTGCTCAAGTGATCTGCATCAGACGTTGACTCGTACCCAAGGCGAGTCTCCATCTGAAGCAGACATTTGAGCAGAGCAGGGTATCCGCTCAGTTTATCTGTGCGATAAACTGGGCACGCGACCCAGGTCCGTACTTCCGGACACTGGTATTGACTACTCCATCTTCCAATGGAGTAGCCACGCATAAATGATACCTTGCCAAGTCCAGCACACCTGTCTCCAACCACTGGAAGTTTTCCCAGTAGTCGCTCACACTCTTTTAGGAGGAATGAGCTAGTGAGCCAGTAACCACTCTTAAAGAGTAAATTACTAGACTTCACCCAGGAGATCAGTGCACTAGCATCCCGCCTGTTGTCAGGAGGCATTTCTCGGATGTAGGTAGGTGTTACCTCCACACCGTTGAATGCATCCATGCCACAAGACTCTCTGAACTTCCCAGTCCAGAAAGACTTGGACATATTCACCTTGCAATAGTACTTTTGCAGGTGACCGACAACAGCTGCAGCATCGTCTGTGGGGACAATAATGTCGTCTCCATAGACGTAGACCTCCCTAGACATCCTAAAGATGTTTTGAGAGGTCACAGAAAGGCCGTGCTTCCTCAAACGAGCCGCTACACAAATCGTGTAAAAGTACATCGACTCGATAGGGAAACACAGAGCACTCCCCATGGACGCAAATTTCCTCAGGCAAATACGTTCACCTGACGGCAATTGCGCCTCCCTCGATCGACATGCCAATATGGCACCCTGAAGCTCGGGTGACATATCGAACATGCGGATTGCAAGCGACAAAGGTACTCTGTCACTTGCCGAAGACAAGTCCAATGTCGCCATTGAACGAGTCTGCGAGGAAATCAGTGCAAGGTTTCGATTAACTCCTTGATCTGTGAAATTCACATGACCTCGAGTTAATCGATTACTTTCGAGACCCTGAACAAGGGTTCGAGATACAGCCTGTTGTGCATATTGCATGCACGAGGGCTCTATCGCAATGATACGGGGGGTCTTGAGAGTCTTAGGAACAGTTATCACCCTTACAGGCAATTCCTGCTCCGACGGA